CGTTTAGGACAAGTGAGATTGCAGACAGAAACTCAGCTATGCAAAATACGCCGCAACAGGCGTTTAGGTCAAGTGAACTTTCGGGCATGAACGCGCCTATGCAAAACACTCCGCAACAAGCGTTCCAAACTGGTGAAAAATCATACGCCCCAACAGCTACAGCCCCACAGTCCAATAACTTCCTTGCGTCTTTGTTGAGCGGTATTCTCCCTAGTTCCAATGTGTCTTTGAATCCCGCACAAGTCGAGACTCGGGAGGTAACGCCCAACCCATATGGCCCCGTAGGACTGTACGGCGATGCAGCAGCAGGTACAACAAGTGGCTACGGCGGCGGGTTTGGCGCACCAGGGGCCAACGCTGACGGTTTCGGCGGTGGTACTGCTGGCTTTGGCGGCAATAGCCAAGCCTTCAACCAAGGCGGCATGGTCACACCCGAACGCTTGATGGGCCGCGCTCCTGCGCCTGACGATGGCTACGGGGCGCTAAAAATTGGCGAACACGTTATTACCAAGGAGGCGGTGGAGAGGTACGGCAGACGTATGATGGACGCTATCAATAATGGCACTTTCCGCTAATCATGGAATTTTTCGAGGCACTGGCAAAGGGATGGCCCATGCTGCTGGCGCTGATAACGCTCATCATTGTGTTGGCTAAGATGGATATAAAAATAGCTGTTTTGGAAGAAAAAGTTAAATCGTTGTTTGAGATATTTAATAGGAAAGACAAGTGATTGACCTTACCAAAGCCATTGGAGCCGTTGCCGCAAGCATTGCAGCGATTGGTGGCGGTTACACGCTTGCCGATAAGTTTGGTTGGTTTGACCGGGCTATTCTGGAGTGGTCACCAGAGCATTTTAAGATCACAGCAGCCGCTGGACAGCCCATCAACGTCACAGTAGCCCGTATCAAAAAGCGGGACGACTGCTCTGTTGAAAGTTTTACGCCGAGCATCAGGGACGCCGCTGGCATGGTGCATGAGGCAACGACAACGGCAAGCAAGTTCAGCGGCCCAGCGGGGCCACAGATTGACACGTTCACGTACCAATTGACGATGGTGAGAAAAGAAAAGATTGCACCCGGCACAGCCACACTGTTGGCAACCATCAAGTACAAATGCCCTGAAGGTGAGCGTGTCGTGCAGTACCCTCGCCATGCAAATTTAAGTTTTGACCTTAAAGGCTAATCATGCTAACCCTACTCTCTACCCTGATCTCCTTCCTTGCTGGTGGCCTACCCAAGTTGCTTGGTTTCTTTCAAGACCGTGCTGACAAGAAGCATGAGATGGCAATGGCGCAGTTGCAGATTGAGCGTGAGCTTGAGCTACGCAAGGCTGGCTTTGAGGCCGCACAACGGGTTGAGGAGATCAAAGTAGAAGGTCAGGCCATTGAAGCTGAAGCCTCAGAACGGGCTGCGCTGTACGCCCATGACATAGCAATAGGACAGGGTGCATCACAGTGGATGGTCAACCTGCGCTCCGGTGTGCGCCCGATACTAACGTATGGGTTCTTCATCCTGTTTGCGTTTGTTGAAGTCGGTGGCTTTGTCTACGCATGGCATCGGGACATTGCATTTGATGTGCTTATTGCAAAACTGTGGGACGCTGATACCCAGATCATCTTTGCATCCATCATCAGCTTCCATTTCGGTGGACGAGCGTTCAAGGGTGGAAAAGATTGAAAGTCTCCGACCGTTGCAAGGAGATGATTAAGCACCACGAGGGAGTTCGATACAAGCCGTACCGTTGCCCAGCGCGGCTCTGGACTGTAGGAGTAGGCCATGTTTTATACCCCGCTCAAGGTCGTTTACCTTTGGATCAAAGAGACGCTTACCCGTTGGAGCCGAATGACAACCGTACTTTTTCAAAAGACGAAGTAGATGGAACCCTTGCTTTTGATCTCCAGCGATTTGAGGTTGGGGTCGCCCGACTTTTTCCTATGGTGCTTACCGTGGGTCAAAACGATGCTCTTGTCAGCTTTAGCTTTAATTTGGGTTTGGGGGGCGTACAGCGAAGCACCCTCCGTCAGAAGATGCTTCGGGGCGAGACGCAAGAAGCTGCCGACGAGTTCTTGAAGTTTACAAAGGGCGGTGGAAAGGTGCTGCCTGGCCTGGTCAAACGCCGAAACGATGAGAGGGCGCTGTTTCTCTCATAACCGCCCGGTACGCCTCAATTGCGTCCTTGAGGTCGCCCCGCAACTGCTCTAGCTGGTCTTGCTGCTTTTGCATCCGCAGGTAGGCTTCAAGCGCAAACTTGTCCAGTACGGCCCTGTCCCACGTGTTAAATGTAGGCGTCATGGGTGTGGGCAATCTTCTGGGACAAACGCTAAGCAGTGGACGCCAGCATATTTGCTTCTCGACTTCTCCCAGCGGTCGATATAGGTGTCAGGCATCAGCGCCAGTGAACGGCTGATTTGGGATGCGCCAATGTCAAGAGCAAACGACAACTCACTGGCGGTCATGCCATCAGGTGCTTGGGCCAGGGCGTCCCTGATGCGTTTATTCAGCACGGTGATCGTCATGTGTTTAGCTTTCTGAGTTTAGCTTCCAAGGCTTGATTCAAGCCCCAAGGCGTTGAGCCATTGGTGTCGTTCCATTTGTTGTAGATTTCCGCAAACTGGAATTCAGTCAGCCCTACCCACTTGCGCTGTGCTGCAAAGTGGTCAGCAAGTTCCCGTGCCTTGTGCTTGTCGATGCCCTCTCGGACTAGGCTGACCACAACCATGTCACGCCACTGACTCGGCTCTGGCTGTGCAAGGGCGGCTTTCAGAGCGTCGATAGAGGCGTAAACCTCATCCTCATAGTCTGCCAAAATCCATCCGTGCGCGTTGCAGCGCTCAATGCACTCCAGCGCCTGCTGCATGGTTTCTCTGTCAGTCATGTATTTCCCCTTGCTCTGATAGCGTCAGCGTAAGTCCCACCGCCTTCTTTGAGTATGTGATCTACCAGCTTCGCACAAGCCTCACGCTCATGCTCGGCAACAAGGTTGGCAAAGGCTTCAAGGTAATAGATAAACTTTTCTCTGTCTTTATTCATGCCGTAATACGACAGACCGGAGGCGTCTGCCATGCGGATGATTTCATCTTTGGTCATTCAATATCTCCCGTTCCAGCACTACTACCGCAGCGTCAATCTGCTCAAACAGATAGTCGGGCAGTTGCGCCCTGTTGATTGATATTGCGCTCTCAATTGCTGACAACAGCTTCAGTAGTTTGAGTAGTTCTTGCTTAGTCATAGCATCCCCCACAGAAACCCAGCCAGCCCAGCAATACCAACCAGGGCAAACAGCACCAAAATGCAGGTGGCAATTGCGTACATCCAGTTAGCCAACTCATAATCGTCGTTGTCATTCATGGTGACCACCATACGCCAGGGTATGCCTAGGCCACAAGAACGCGCTGCTCTCAACAGCACCAGCCTCTTGCAGTTCCTCCACAGTCCACGGCTTCAATGGAGTTAGCCGTGTATGCCCTGGTGTAACGAACACTGGCATGGTGTAGTGCGGCAACAGCTTGATGCCGTTGAGAATGAACACTGTGTGTTCTGTCAATTCCAATCTGTCACTCATAGCGTTACCTTTCTAGTTTTAAAACCACGGTGCGTGTAGCACTGCACCGACCCATCCCCCAACAACTTCCAGCCTGCGTTCTCGCCGCACATCCGCTGGATTTTTTCCTCCACGGTGTCCACTCTTGCCTCATGCTCAGACGGGCCGTCGAGCAAGTAGGCCGTGGACATGACCAAGGCCACCAAAGCCGCAGCGACCCAGTTCATGGCTTTTTCCCAAACTTCAGCACCTCCAGACGCTCCCGGCTAGTACGCATGGTGCAGTAGCGTTGATGGATGCGTTCTAACATCTTCACGCGCTTATGCACCAACTTTTCTTCTTCCAACATAGCCAGCAGTTGTTCCTCGCTGTACTCGTTAGCCTCAAGATGGAATTTTCTCCAAGTCTTCAATTTTCTTCTCCAGGTCTGTAATGCGTTGCACCACCTTGTTGTAAGCCCGTGACGCACTGTTATGCGTCCGAGTGCGGATAGAGAGTTCAGCTTGCGCTGCCCTCAGTTTTGCCTTCAGTTGTATGATTTTGTTCATGTGCTAAAGTTTACCACAGTTTTATGATTGTCAATTACTTTTTCGCTTGCATCATTCCTGTTGCTGTGCCGGGGTCAATGACAATCCAGCCGTTCTCATGGGCTTCAATAAGTCCAGCGTCAATGAGCGGCTTGATGAAAGTGCCATCTTCCCGCAGGATATTTCGCCATGTTTTGCTCTTGGTTCCAATGAGTCCATTCTTTTCGCCATGCTCAATCAATGCAGATTTGGTGAGGTAAGGCGCACCCCCACGGTCTTCTGCACCTGACTCCCACCATGCTTTTTCAAACGACTTGAACCCGCTTGCCTTCTGGGTTTCTGGTGGCGGCTCACCTTTGACAATCACCGCACTGGTGACAGGTTCGCCATCCTCGTCTAGCCAGCCGGGTATCGCTATCGTTTCAAGGTCAACATAGACTGACGCTGCCATCTCAGCATCCTTACTCTTGCGCTGCACGATCTGCATAGCAACCCCTGGCTTGCCGGGAATAACGCTGATCTCAATGTCCAATGCGCCACGCCATGCGCTTGAGCCACGGGCGCGGTGCTGGGCTTCCTCGCTGACGCCTGTATGGTGAACCAGAATCACTGTGCAGCCAAACTCTTGCATGAGCGCAGCGCAGGCGTCCAGCATAGTCTTAGCGTCTTGGGCGCTGTTCTCGTCACCAGCCATGAATCGGTGCAGGGTGTCCACGGTGATTACATCGGGCTTGATCTTGAGTGCGCGTATGGCCTCAACTACTTGCAAGTAACCGGCTGCGGTGTTAAGGTCTACGCCTGACTTGCTGACCCACATATTGAGGTTGCTGACACTGTTGTGGTGCTTCCAGGCTGCTATGCGGCTTCGCAGGCCGTGATGCCCTTCGCCAGCAAGATAGACCATGTTGCCGGGCTTGACTTTGTGTCCATGCCAACTTGCCTTGCCACTGGCAATGTGCAGCATCCAATCCAAGGTCACAAAGGTCTTGCCGCCACCGCTAGGGCCATGCACCATCACCAAAGCCTTGTCCTGTATCCAGTGCTTCACAAGCCACGCAATAGGCGCAGGCTGCGCCGAAAAACCATCGGCATGGATAAGGTAGTCGGTAGCCACTGGCTTCAACAGCAACGCCAAGTCATGCCCCGCTTGAACGTAGTCGTTGGCGTCCCCTTGAGTCGGCGGCATGGTCATGCGTACCCCAAATTTTGCTGATGCTTGTTCTGCGTACCGTTGCCCAACGCCTGACGCATCGTTGTCTGCCACGATGCAAATGTCCAGTGTTGGGTGCGCTGTTTTTAAAATGCCTGCCACTGACACCAAGTTGCTGGCGCTGTAGGCCACGGCACAGGGTTTACCCGTAACCTCGGCTATGGTGGCTCCAGTGGCAAAGCCTTCAGCAAGGTACAGGGTATCGGCATCTTCCAAATGGCCCAGCATCCAAAACATGGAGCCTGTCTGTCCACCAGGGTGATACTTCTTGTCGCCGTCACCGGCAATATATTGGATGCTGGAGAGTTCGCCGCCTGCGTTATACAAAGGAACCATCAAGCGCCCATCGCCCGTCACCCTTGCGCCGTGAGGCTTGATGCCCTTGCGCTGTAGGTATGGATGCTCTGGATTTGCTGCGCTGCCCTCTGCCCAAATAATCTCCACCGTGTTGGCGGCAACTTCACGGGTCTTTTTCTGCTCGGCGTCCCGCTTGGTCTTGGCCTCTGCCAAGCGTCTGGACTGCGCCATTTCCTCGGCAACTGTCAGACTGCGCCCAATCTCTGCTCTCCAAGTCAATTCAATGCCCGAGCGCCAACAGCCAAAGCGCCCTGCTGGTACGCCATCACTGAAGGCAATGTACCAACCGGGCTTGTCGTGCCCTGCCTCGCCCTTGGTTCCGCTGTTGAATCGGTGCAGTTTGCCATCTAAGTGGATGGCGTCTGGTGGCTTTAAGCCTGCGCCTAGCATGGCGTCTTTTAACTGATCCTCTGGTGCGATAGGCGCTAGTTGCGCTGGCGGCGACCAGGGGCCACCGAGGATGCTTGCGAGGTCTGTCATTGTTTAGTCTCCACAGAAGCAGGCTATTGCTTCTTCGTTAGGGTCAAAAAGATTGGTTTGGTCTTTGCTGTATTGCAGCATTGAGGCGTAGCTAGGGCGGTCAAGGT